CGCTCATTTTCGTGAAAATCAGCCATAGCCGTCCGAGTAACAAAGCCTTCTGTATACTGTTTAGCTATTGCTGTCGCAGGATTGAAGTAAGCTGGTACGCCGGCCACTAATGAGGACATCGTTGTAGAGTCAATTTGCACATGTCTATCCGTCTTAGGCGCAGCCATTTGGTTCAGCTTCGCCCGTGCCAGGTTAGGTGTGGTCAATGAGTTAATCGCACTTCCAGCAGTGCCAGCGAGTTGGTAAGTTGCTTTGGTGTAATAGGTCAACGCCTCTGATTCTACAACCGAAATAAGCTTACTAATAGCTGGACGGATATAACGCTTTGTGAATGCAGCCACATCCTTAGGTGAATCAGTTTTTAACAAAGAATCAACATAGTTGAATTCCATATCAACACCCTTTAGCGTTGACATAGTTACATCTTGCGTTGTTTCTGTGATTGCGTTAATTTCCATAGCGTTACCGGTACGGATATTAAACTGATTAGGATTTCTAACCCGTAAAGTATCGCCGATCTTCGCGCCATTCTTGCCGAAAGAATCATCATACTGACGATCTACGGTAGCCAGCAATTCGCATTGCTCATGCAATTCTGATAACGCTTCACGCGCCACCATGTCTATAAACTTATATGTATTTGCCATTTGTTCTTCTCCGTATCGCTTCGCAGCGTATGGTTAAATTTAAAAGATCAGCGCATCACTGCGTTAGATCATTGGTAGCCTTGTTTTCTCCATTTAGCATATTCGGCTTGCGACATTTTAGCTGGATCTCTTTGTACTTTACTATTAGATCCGCCAACTGTCGGAACTGGGTTTGCATCCTGAATAACCTTCGGCTTTGCTGTTTGTTTTTGAATGATCTGTTGACCGATATAAGCATCATGCAATAGCTTTGCTACCTTAGGATCTTTTTTGTATTCCCCTATTGTATCACGCGGGAACCCATAACGATCTGCTGCAAAACGCTGCAATTTGTTATCTAGATCAGGAGACCAATCCTTTATTAAACGCTTAATTTCAGATTCGCTTTCCTGAGCCAGCCTGGCTTCTTGGAGCTGCCGTTCCTCAGTGGATTTCTGATATTTTGCATTTAACGCGCCTTGAATCTGGTTACGTCTTTCCTCAAGTTGCTTTTGTTGAGCCACAAGTTGTTGAAACATTGCAGGGTCTTGCTGCATCACAACACCCCAGTCAACTTGGGAGAACTCTGATAAGCTTGAATTAATCGCTTCCAGTTGCGCTACTTCCCTTATGTTTTCTTGATGAAATTGAGCTTGCGCCTCAAATGCTTTGCGCTGTTCTGCTACTGCCTGAGTTTTTACGGTGTAATCTTTCTGCATATCCTTCACAGCAGAAGCTATCTCTTTTGGCAGCTTGTAAGCCTTCGAGTTAAATTCAATTTCCTCACTATCGTCTTCCGCTTCAGTTTGGTCTTGCGACTCATCAGCTTCTGATTCTGCGGTTACATCCTGATTGACTTCTTCCTGATATTCAGCTTCTTCAGGTTGACTGGTCTCTTCAGGTAATGTCGTTTCTTGTTCCATTATTGATTAAATCCTTCTGATTGTGGTTGTTCCATTGGTTGCATCATTTCAGGTTGAATCATTTGCATTTGTTGATCTGCTACGGGTGTAATATCAGGTGTTTGCAACAAATTCTGTATTGTTTGCATGATCATCATTTGTATTTGCTCAGGTGTCATGCTTGTGCTTACTGCTTGCAATCTCTTGGTTTCGGAATCATAAGCCTGTATCTTGATTTTCTCAGCTTCTAGGCTCTTATCTTGTTTAGTTTGGTCAAGCTCACCTTTGAGTTGTTGAACAGCCTGCATTGCCTGTTGTTGCATCTGCTGCATTTGTTGCTGCATTTGCATGATTTCAGGATTGCCTTCTTGCAATTGTGGAGGCAATGAAGCCTTTAATCGTTTAGCTAGTTCATCAGCGCCAGGCCAATCGAAATTTTTAACCATTAGATCGCCAGCAATCTGCATAAGCTGAGGATATGCTCTAGCCATCTCAGTCATTTGTGTTGCCGCTTCTTCACGCTTAGTTGTGTAACTTGGGCCTGTATCTACCGCAATATCGTACTTACCAATCGATAGATCGTAAACGCGAGATAGGTTAAACCCATCCTGATCTTGCATTCCCTCGCCTTCTTGTGCAGGCTGATTAGGTTGCTGACCTATTTTAACATTTTGAGGTTTTTTACCGTCCTCACCAAGCACACGGACAACACGATCGCCAGAATAAACACTTGGCACTAAATCAATAATAATTCTGCCAATTTGTCGTATAGCACGACTCATATTATCAATAAAGTGGAATGTACTGACATCGCCCTCACGTTGCCTTGCTAATATCGCCCGTCCAGATGTTTCATTGCTTTGCGCGCCCAAGCTAGCATCGTACTGACCCATCGTGGCTTTGATATCATCAGAACTATTCATTGCTTCTTGTAACGCACCTGCTGGAACTCCGGCAAATGGTTGTTTTTCTGGCCTCGCACCGCCTTTTTTGTACTCAAGATAAGCGTATTTGATACGATTAGAATTGGCCCATTTATATTCATCAACAAATGAACCTTGCTCTCCAAGATATGGCGTTTTTGACGAATCGCTTACAGATTCTGTTGATGCTGTACGCCAGAAATTATAGGTTTTCTGTGCGTCAATTGAATTGTGTACGGCACTACGTAAATAGCGCTTCCCTTCTACTGCTATTTCCTCGCCGTAAATCGGTACTATTGGGATGTATTTTCCAGCCCAATCATTAGTTTCAAGAACCTCAGTTCCAGATAGAATATATTGCGTTACTTTATGACTTCTGACTGTACGCTGACCGATTTTCTGAAGTCCGAGAGATTCATATATTTCATATTGCTCGTTATAAATGGCTTCATCAACTATCGTCCCATCTGATAGTTGGCAGATTTCTCGTGCTACTTCTTTGCGCTTCCAGTATTCTGCAATCCAAACGCCATCATCATTCAACGACTCTAAACCAACCTCACTTGAGTCATCATCCCAGCCTGTTTTGTCAGCTTTGGGATATTTCTCATCAAACTCGGCTTCTGGTATACGATCTGTAATAAAGCAATAATTCCAGTCTGAGCCATCAGCACTTGTAGCATTATGATCTGGATATACAGAGAATTGATTTAGAACTCGATCAACAGTAATGTCTTTATCAAAAGTGTCATCATGCGCGAATTCGATATTAACGCGAATGTAACCAAAACCACCGGAAACTGATTGTCCTATAGCTGTATCGTAAGCTATATCTGCATTACTTGATTGTTCGATGTTACGGATTAATCCAGCTAAAACCTCAGCCGTTTCAGGATCTGCATCGTCATCTACTGGACGAACGCGAATAGATGGTTTGTTTTGGCGCGCATCATTGACAATTTGTCGAATGTGCGGGGAGAGTTTGTTAAATGTTAAATATGGCCTTCCATCCTCTTTTCTTGCTGCGATATCTTTTTCATCCCATTGCTCACCAAGAACCGCAAACTTGATATCATCAAGCGCAGTTTCCTTGTTATGCTTATCAGCCTCTACTGATTTTTTGTAAAGCTTTAAAGCATCTTCTACGATTTTATCCAACCGGCGCTCCCAAAGCGTTAGGTTATGCTGAACCTTTATACCACAAGTAAATGCTTATATCAAGACAATTTTATCCCATCCATCCGGCTTGTTTAAAAACTTTCTCAGTCTTTGGCTCTGGTTTTATTATGGCAATATCCAAACCACTCATTATTAAATACCTTGTAGCATCCATCAAATGATCGTTTTCTTTTACAATATTCCCTTTTTCATCACGTCGATATAATCTAAACTCAGAGCGCCAACTTCCAAGACTTGCGAATACTTTTAATTTTCCGCCTGATAATCTTTGCCACACTGCATATATACCAGCTTCACGAGCATTAATTGCTGTTGTTATATCTAATCCAAGTTGCTGATATTGGTCAAGCAATTGATCACCATCTTTCTGACCTCTACCCCTTGATGCCGGATCAATAACTCCGGGAATCCAGACGCCACGGCTTTTGACTGCCTCAGCATGAATAACAGGCTCCGCCTGACCTCTATAATGTTCGGCGTGCAAATATACAGTTTGAGTTTCATTATCTACCGCCCCCCAAACAGCAGCGGTTCTATTCCATCCTACATCCATCCCATAAACTCTTGGCCAATGATCTGGTATAGGGAAATCGTTAATTATAATGTCTGACTCTGGGACAGGATAAATAGCACCAGATCCAAGCTGAGGAACTCCTTTTGATCTTGCGTCTCTTTGAAATGGCGGTATTGATTCCCATAACTCCTTTTTAACGGCATCATCTAAATGCGGCACATCATCCCATGTGGCCATTACAACAAATTTTGAGCCGTCTTGCTTTTCTTGTAATTCTCCGCCAGGAAGGAACGCGAGAACAACGCTAGACATACCCATTAGCGGGGTAAATGTTAGCATTAGCATTCCATTGTTTGTCATGGTTCTTAATAGGCATTCTGTGTATATATCTTCTGGCGGCTCCTCATCCAAAA